TTCGCTGTAAGAGAGGGCATGTATTTCTCGCACGTCCAGCCCTTCCAACATCACACTAACGTCCCCGTTAATAACCCCATTAACGTGTACTCTTTCGCCTTAAAACCCGAAGATCATCAACCGAGCGGCACTTTAAATATGTCTCGTATAGATACCGCTACTTTGATGGTTGACGTCGTTGACCCCACTAAAGGCAACACTGTTACTTCGGCTAATTTCGACTACGAAGGCATTAATATATACGCCGTTAATTATAACGTATTACGCATATTATCCGGAATGGGTGGTTTAGCCTATTCTAATTAAAAATAATTAAGTAATTATAAAAATGTGTTATATCATTCCCTTTTTTTTTTCTCCTCTAATAGTATAAAGAATATAGCGTAAATGGGTGGTGGTCTTCTTCAATTAGTAGCTTATGGTGCTCAGGATGTTTATTTAACAGGTAATCCTCAAATTACCTTTTTTAAAGTAGTTTATCGTCGTCATACTAACTTCGCTATTGAAGCCATACAACAAACTTTCAACGGAACTCCTGATTTCGGAAATCGCGTAACCAGTCAAATATCGAGAAACGGCGATTTAATACATCGTGTATACTTAGTTGTTACGAATTACACTTCAACCAAAAAAGTATGCCCGTACTTCGGTCTTCGTTTAATGAATTATGTTGAAATCGAAATCGGTGGACAAAAAATAGATAAACATTATTCTCACTGGATGTATGTATGGAACGAGCTCACTTTACCTACCTCAAAGAAGGAAGGTTATAAAAAGATGGTCGGTGCTAATCCCACTGAAGCCGTATTAACTGCTGCTAATCTATATATTCCTTTAGAATTCTGGTTCTGCAGAAATGTCGGTTTAGCCCTTCCTCTAATTGCTCTCCAATATCACGAAGTTAAAATAAATATCCTCTTCGAAGATAAAGCTAAATGCATAGCTTCTTCGGAAACTGGCGATCTATCTCCCCTATCTTCTGCTTCGACCACTCTATGGGTCGATTATATCTTCTTGGATACTGATGAACGCCGAAGATTCGCTCAATTATCTCACGAATATTTAATAGAGCAATTACAATTCACTGGTGCCGAAAGCGTAACTAATCTAACTGATGTCGCTACTAATGTTGTACAAGTAAAACCCAAATTATCCTTCAATCATCCTTGCAAAGAGCTTGTATGGTTTGCTACCAGTGATTTTACCACCGGTACTAAAAATAACAACTGGATGAATTATGGCACTACCGTTAACTCGTATGATACTGTCGATACTGGTGTCGAATTTAATTCATCGAGCGCTGTATTATCCACAAATCCTGTTAAATCTGCTAAACTTGTACTAAACGGCAATGATCGTTTCAGCGAACGCCCAGGTTCTTATTTCAATTTAATACAACCTTACCAGCACCATGGCTGTATCCCTGCTAACCCCGGTATTAACGTATATTCTTTTGCATTAAAACCCGAAGAACATCAACCGAGCGGCACATTAAATATGTCTCGTATAGATACTGCTGTATTAAACTTGAGTTTAACTGGTTTACGTTCAAGTCTCAATGGTGCTGTTAACTTACATGTATATGCCGTTAATTACAACGTTTTAAGAATATTATCTGGTATGGGCGGTTTAGCCTATTCCAATTAATATGTTTAATATGTTAAAGTAAAAGTAATAAAGTTTTATTATGCATTGTTAAATTGCTATAATATCCCTTTTTTTTTTCTCCTCTAATAGTATAAAGAATATAGCGTAAATGGGTGGTGGTCTTCTTCAATTAGTAGCTTATGGTGCTCAGGATGTTTATTTAACTGGTAATCCTCAAATTACCTTTTTTAAAGTAGTTTATCGTCGTCATACTAACTTCGCTATTGAAGCTATTCAACAAACAGCAACTGGAAGTAATTCGCTCGGTTCGCGTGCTACGTTCCAAATAACCCGTAATGGCGATTTAATACATCGTGTTTACTTTTATGGAAAAATAAAAAACACACATGCTTCTAAAAATGCCGCTATGGTTCCCAATTTCGGTCAAAAACTATTAAAAACTATCGAGCTTGAAATCGGTGGTCAGCGTATAGATAAACATTATTCCGAATGGTTATATATATGGAACGAGCTTTCATTACCCTATGATAAACGCGAAGGCTACAATGTAATGGTTGGAGCTAACAAAGAGAATACTTGCACTAAATTATCTGCTGGCAAATCTTATGAATTATATGTTCCCCTCGAGTTCTGGTTTTGCCGTAATGTTGGTCTCGCTCTACCTTTAATCGCCTTACAATACCACGAAGTTAAAATAAATATAGAATATGAATCCGATACTAAATTATACGATACAGGCACCAATAACTTCTGTTATAAATCTGCTACTGCTAACAGCGATGCTTCTTTTGAATCCCCCACATTAGTACTTGAAGAACCCACTTTATGGGTTGATTACATCTTCTTAGATACCGATGAACGCCGAAGATTCGCTCAATTATCTCACGAATATTTAATAGAGCAATTACAATTCACCGGTACAGACAATATATCTGCTTCGGCAAATGAAGATGGCATGAAGAGCATGCGCGTGAACTTTAATCATCCTTGCAAAGAACTTGTATGGGCCATAAGAAGCACTGATGTTTCCACTGTATACTGGAATAACTTTTCCACGGCTAAAAAATACGGCTCTGGAACTGATAACGATTATTACAATTCCAAGAATCCTACCCAACAAGCTAAAATCATGCTCAACGGCAACGATCGTTTTGCTCAACGCAAAGGTGACTATTTCTCATTAGTTCAACCGTACCAACACCACGAAAATACCCCTGACGAATTCCACAAAGGTATTAACGTATACTCCTTTGCTCTAAAACCCGAAGAACACCAGCCCAGCGGAACTCTAAACATGTCTCGTATAGATACCGCTGTTCTCTCGCTATCTTCGAGTGTTTCGGGTAATATCCACATATTCGCTGTTAACTACAACGTTCTCAGAATATTATCCGGTATGGGCGGCCTTGCCTATTCCAATTAAATTTACTATGATATCTATGTTAACTACGATATCCACAGTTCAATATTCTTATTTTTTAATCTATAATTATTATCGAAAGACAATATGATATTATATAAAATCTTCGATACACTTATTGATATCTTTTGAATATAATTGTTTAACCCATGGTCTCTTCTGTTTTTTTCTTGAAAATAGTATGAGATAATATCCTCCAAGTATGGTAAGCAATCTTTATTCATCATATTCATATATTTAGCAATGTGTATCTTATAATTTACACCAGATCTCGTGTTATTATCGAGCTCACACCTAATTTTTTTAATTAAATAGTTTTCAAGCATATCACAATTATACTTATCTCTCTTTTCTTTTACAATATCTCTGAGATTTGTCTTACGGTTAACGAAATCATTAGAAAATTTATTGATCGCACTGAGCTTTTTGTAATCACTATAGCCATTCAAATGCATCGCGATGGTTGCAAAGTAATCTGTATTGGTAAAGTTCATGATTGTAAAAAATATCATAGTAAAAATATAGTCAATTTTTTATATCAAATAGAAAAATAATAGAATATTTAGATACCGACCGTGTTCTACATTCGAATTTAATTAATCATCGCAAATGGTTACCTCTTTCATGTAAGGTTCCAGGATTTCATTTACTACAAATTCAGGTTTAAAATCGTCGTAACTCATAAATATTTTTAGAAGCTGTTCGGAGAACCCAGATACAATCGCAGTCCCTTCTGTATCACAGTTAACAGGGAAGACCTCTTTACTATTTGAGTTGAGATTCCAGAATATAAACTTTGGGGCATCATAATTATTATCCTTGTATTTTTTAACAATTGTTTTATAAATAGTATCCAATGCACTGGACTTTTTATCTTCATAACTATTGGAATGCCGAGATTCCGAAGAAGCGTCGTTAAATTGCATATCAGTGAATACAAACAATTTTTTAGGCATATTCTCTTTTGGTACGTTAAATAATTTCGCATAATCGATAATTACCTCATTACATTTAACAAAGTCCGTGCTTAATCCATAAGCGATTTTCAAAAGATTCTTGATACACTCGCAAAGTGTAGGGATTGCATCAACATTTTCATTCAACTTATCACATAGCGTAACAATTTTCGGTTCTTCGCTAAATGTAATTAGTTTATTCTTAAAATTTCCCGTACAGCATACGGATGTAATGATACCAAGAGCAATTGCCACCTGTGCCGGAATACTTCCATTTGACGCATTAAACATTGATCCAGAAACATCTACAATAGAAATAGCGTTATTGAAATTACCCGATTTTTTCACATTTTCAATAATAGTTCTCCATTGCATCTCTGTAGTAGGACATTCAACAATACCTTCGCTGCTCCTCATATCTTTAATATAATTTTCTACCAATTCATGAGGAAGAATTCCAGTTACATTAATCTTCTTCTTGTTATTCTTAACATCTTCAAGATACTGCTTGTATCTCTCCTCGTCATGTTTAATAAAGGTATTCTTCAAATTCTTAGAAGCAACTGCTGGTACTTTTTCGTAATTAACATCACCCCATGCTTTAGTACACAATTTTGATTCAACAATATCAATCTGTTTTCTCAAAGGCACCAAATATTCTGTTCTGTACTTCTCCATCCTATGTATATCATCTCTTCCAAAAAGAATTGTTGCGATTTTCTTGGCATATTGCCTTCTCTTATCGTACTTATCGTTTTCACTCGAAGCCCATTTAGCACATAGAGATACACTTTTATTGTTACTCAAATTTATTTTATCTTCTCTCAATTTATCTGCAAACAATCCAATCTCATATTTATGCTCTTGGCTCTTCAATTTATATGCGATATAATTGATATCTCTCCAGCATCCGTATTTATCAACATACTTTCTAATATTGCTTATGTAAGTATGGAATTTATTTTTTCTCAACCATAGCATTGCATCATTCGAAACGCGTTTCTCTTTTTTACCCTTATCCCTATCTCTCCCATTAAAGATAATTGCTACAGTTTTTACAGGATCCTGTTTCCAACACTTTTCGAGATAATCGTAACTTGTTTCAATATCTAAATCACGCATGAATAGCATGAAATAATCTACAATAACGTTGTTAGTTGTTTTAAGAGCAACACCTCCATTGTTTGTAGTAGAAAAGTCGTCGCGTATAATGGCCATTTTATATTATTATATTAATATCCATTTATATCAATTTTTATAAAAAAATGATCTTAATAAGCTAATAAGAAAGGTTACTACATGTTACTACAGAGTCTATCATGAACTTTACTTATACTGATTAATTCGCGCATATTGCTAAGTATTTGGGATCCTATTGTGAACTCAAAAAGCTGAGTGAAATAAATAAGTCTTCTAATATCTTTGTTAAAGAGGAAACAAATTTCAAAAATATAGCGAGGGAAAAGAGAAATAAGTATAATTGTGATATGTTATATGAATAAATAGTAGTTATTATGTTTTTCTTTCATTGTATCAATATTATTAAAATAGTATTTTTTTGAATTTTCTTTTATTTTTTCCCTTCTCTTTTCAATATTTATTGTTGCAAAATATGTATGTAAACAAAATTCATCATTAATAAATTGTTCTCAATATCGCGTAATTCTAAAAAATTAGATACATTTACATCTTGAATAAGTAAAATTTGCACATCCCAATCTATACTATTGAAAAAATTGTTTTTTTACATTTGGATTAACTTTTGAATCAGACCTATATCTTCGTAATCTTGTTTTCAAATCAGAAACAGTTGAACCTATATATAATAGTATTTAGGTTCTCTATTGTTTAAAATTTTGTAAATTTTTGAATTATTATATTTATTCATTTGATATTATATATTAACAATTCTTTACACCATTTTTGTATAGACAAGACAAGTATTAACTCTTTACAATTAAGACACTATTGCTATAATGAAGTAGGTAAAAGATGCGTAGTTAAAACTAATTCACAAGAAGTTTTCAAAAAATATACAGGTGTTTTTGATATTTCAATAAATGGGGTTGAAGGTTATGAATTATATAATAAAGGTGGTATAGATGGTGATAGGTTATTAGTATTTTTAGAAAGGTTTATTACTAATAAATATAAAAACAAAGTTATTATTTTAGATAATGCGAGTTCCCATAGAAACATAAGAGTTAAGGAATTAATAAATAAGAATAATAAGTTGATTTATTCAGTTCCATATCAACATTATACAAATGTTTTTTAGTCTTCTAAAATCTAAATTACAAAAGAAACAAGGATTATATTACGAAGACTTAAATAATAATATTAAGGAGGTAATAAAAACAATACCATAATGCTATTATAAGAAAATATTAAATGGAACATATAATAGACAAACCAAATATATTAAGAAAAATAAGATAAGAAAATACAAGAATTATAAAGACTAAAACCAGCATTTTAAATGTCCAAAGGTGTAATAAAAAAAAACAAAAATAATAGGTATAATAATGATATTCATAAGACATCAATACAAATATCAAAACATTTATATAATATAATATAATATAATATAATAATTATAAGTTGAAAAATGAAAAATGAAAAATACTCTATTATGGATATCGACAAATTAGATTAGAATTCTCGCAATTCCTTAATAATCATTGAGCGGCTACCTGAGCTTGTTTGCTTGCAGAAGGAGGAAAATGGTGCGAGATTAGCTTTTGAAGAATGAAATAGTTGATATCTTCGTTGTCTCCGACATTGAGGATTTTCTTAAGTTTTTCATCAGGAAGGATGAAGCGCTTGTTTTCTGGCTTATTAAGATTGTTTTCCTTAACATAAGTATTAATAAATCGAGTAATATCAGTGCGGGATTTCTCAGTTCCGTGGGGAAGTCCGATAAAATCACAGAGCTCGTCAGAAATCTTGTTAGGCTTAGCGAAGCCAGACGGAGAGTTCTTAGCATTCTGACGTTTCTTTTGCGCTTTTTCAATAATTTTTTGCTGCTTATCATATTCCTTGCTCAATACTTTTAGTAGAGCTTGAACTTCCTTGAAGCTTGTAAAAAGAGTATTGACCTTCTCGATGATAGTACTTACGAGATTGTCTTTAACCGGAGTTCCGTCGGCATTTACTGGAACAGTCTCTGAATCTACAGCATCCGGCGTTGAAGCGAGAACTGCGGCCGCGGTAGTTACAGCAGTTTTAGGAGCCTTTACTTCTTTGGCTGCGGGGGTCTTATCATCAGCAACTTTGCCCGTTGCTACAACGCCTTTTTTAGGAAGTTGTTTTAGATCAACTGGGGGTACTACAGATGGTGTAGTTGAAGTGGGTTGAGTAGGTTTTTTCGGTAGCGCCATTATTAATTCAGTTTATGAATACATATATTATTATATGTTTATATCATTTTATAACATCAGAATTATATTTTATTTATAATAGTTAAATAATGAAAATAAAACGCATAGGTACGTATATTACGGGTTTCAAATATTATAAAAACGATATAGAAATATCTGATGGCGTTTTATTGGAAAAAATTAAGAAAATGAAAATACCTCCAGCCTACGACAATGTTACAATAATAAACAATAAGAAAATATTAGCATATGGGTATGATAGTAAGAATAGAAAACAGGTTATATATAATCCAAAATATATTAAAGAACAGAATGATAAAAAATACGATAAGATTGAAGATTTCAGTAAGTATTTTTTAAAAATAAAGAAATGTATTGCGAAAGACATAAGGTCATCTGACGAAAAAACGAAGATCATAGCTATGATAATAACCCTTATATTATCTTGCGGATTTAGAATAGGAAATAAGAAATATGAGAAGGAAAATAATTCACATGGTATCACTACTTTAAAGTTCTCTCATATAAGTATTTGCGATAGCGGAGGTAACGGAGGTAACGGAGGTAACGGAGGTAACCCACACGGTATAGCATTTGATTTTATAGGTAAAAAAGGTGTTAGAAATAAATCAGTATGTAACAATAAACATATATATCAATATTTATCAAAAAAATACGAAGATATTAAAAGCAAATCTGATATAGTAGATGCATATATATTTGCATGTAACGATGTCTGTATTAATTCGGTTGATGTGAATAATTATTTGGCGAATAAACTCGGAGTTAATATTACAACCAAAGATTTGAGAACATGGAATGCTAATAATTTATTTACTAAATTCTTTAATAAATCGGTAGATAGCAGAGATTGCAAGAATCCTATTAAAATGGCTATAGAGCTAACTGCGATACAATTACATAATACTCCCGCTGTATGCAAGAATAGCTATATTGATCCTAAAATAATTGAATTGGCACAGAATAAAATTTTACATAAAAATTGACTTTTATATTATTATATAATAATAAGATATATAATTAATTAATAGTTATGGATATTGATATTGTTAATGCGAACATTGAAGAAATGTTGGTTTATCGAGGCGATGATGTGACTATCTTTAAAGAACACTTGTTATCTATGAATAAGGAAGATTTCGAAACTGATAGAAACGTAATAGATATTCAAACGTCTAATACATCAGTTATCTATGCGCTTACTAAAAAGTTGAGAAAAATGATAATTGACGATCTTAAAGAAAAAATAAAGGACACCAACAATATCCAAGAATTTACGGGAAAATATGGTTCAAAGAAAAATGTTATAATCGTATTCAACAACGAATCTATATCAACGGCTGTAAAATCTCTTCTAAATAAATACGATAAAATTTTCCAGAAAAGCGGAGGGCAATTGCAATATTTCACGCTACAACAGCTCATGTTTAATCCTACAAAACATGTATATGTCCCTACACACACCAAACTTACCGATGAAGAAGTTAAGGAATTCATGAAAGAGTATATGGCGAGAACAAAGATGCATATGCATGTTATTTTGCAAAGTGATCCAATTGCTAAATGGATCGGATTGAAACATGGCGATATCGTGAAAATAAATAGATATAATGAAAATAGCGGGGAATCGTTTTCTTATAGGTCTTGTATCTAAAAATATAATATATTATAAAATAATAGAGTATTTAAATAATTAATGTCCTCCGTAATAACTACTGGGGAAGATCAAGATTATAAGACACTACATATAAAACTCAAAAATTTATCTTCGATTATTAAGAAAACAGCAATTTCGTCTTTATATAATAAAG